TATTTGTAATAAACCTCTGCTGCAGCACAGACCGCATCCTTTACCACGTCATTTTCCACGGCAAAGATATCACCTTTCACATAGGTCAGATGCCGGATATAGGCTTCCGCCTGCCTTTCGGCTTTTCGGAAGTCCTGTTCCGGAATGGTTTTTCCTCCATATTCATCTGCATAGTATCCATACGTGATCTGCATGGATTATCACCTTCCCTTACTCGCCAGCTTTCAGAATTGCAAACGGGCATCTCTTGGTTTTATCGGTCTTCAGTGCGTTAATCGGGTTTGGAATTTCCCATCCGAGACGCATTACTGCACGAAGCGCAACCATATCATTCTGCATCAGGTTATATGCAATTGTGCCGTCCGTATTCTGGACAACGCCTTCCGTAAACAGTTTGAATGTAATATCCTGTCTGATGGAATATACCAGCTGTGAGAAATCTCCGGAAATCATAAGTGCCTTTGACTTATCAAACGCTCCATTGTTCGGGAAGTTCATTGGTGATCCATCCAGTGCATACTGAGTAGAACCCTGCAGATCCTGTTTAAACAGCGGATCTCCATTTGCGTTTTTCAGACCTCTGAGTTTCGCCCTCATAGAAATGTCCGCCATGTGACCATTTACAAAGTATCCGCAGTCTTCAATATGCGCGATCACTCCGTCCTCTGCCATGATCTTGTCATACAGACTGTCCGCAGCTCCTAATGTTACGACTGCTCCCGCTTTTGTCGCGGTTGTAACCACGTCTTCTCTCCATGTGTTCGGTTTATTTTCACCGAACAGCACTGCGCTGTCGATAACCTTCCCAAATGCTTCTGTAACTCTCGGTTTTACTTCTCTCCAGATGTCATACTCAGAATCATCCAGAACTGCTTCCGGAATCGGAACAATAACCGCAATCTCTTCGGCGATGATAAACTTCTTATCCCATGCCTGCTTTGTAGTTTTCTTCTGCCCGTTATCGCCATTTACGAAATA